AAGTCCACATCAAGCGATGTGGAAGTGGAGTTGGTATCCACGAAGAATGGCGAGGTCTACAACGTGAAAATTGAAGGCCGTGAGGACCAGAAGAACCTGACATCGACAGATGCATACGAAGCACTTGCAGAATGTTTTAACGATGCAACTCTTCGGTTGCCATCACGCTTCATCGTTGAGTTTGGGCAGCACGTACTCAATCAACTGTTGCAGAAGATTCGTTAATGAATCGCATCTGTATCGTTGGCCGGATTACGAAAACACCGGAAGCAAAAACGGTTGGCAGTGCAGGAGCGCAGGTTTCTGAGTTTGGCTGCGCTGTCAACAAGATGCGTAAGGATGATGGAGCCGACTTCTTCAACGTGAAGGTGTGGGGCAAGCAGGCAGAGTACGCATCCAAGTACCTTGAGAAAGGTCAACGCGTATCTATCTCAGGCCGGATGGAGTCTCGAGACTATGAGAAGGATGGTGTAAAGCGCACTGTCTGGGACCTAGTAGCAGACCAGATTAATGGCCTTGATAAACCCGGTGACCGTAACGGTGAAGAACGACCTGCAAAAACATCGCAGGACCCTACTAAGTGGGGTGAAATCGAAGACCCGTTTGCATAAAGAAAGCCCTCCGAAAGGAGGGTTTTTTATTGCGACTCGTGATATGGCCGGTCATACTACTGGCGTGGGCGTAATTAAAAAATACCAGAACCCTAAAGGTGGTTTGAATGCTGCTGGAAGAGCGCACTTCAAACGTACTGAAGGTAACAACCTAAAGCCGCCTGCCCCTAATCCGAAGACAAAAGCGGATGCTGGCAGGCGTGCGTCGTTTTGTGCCCGGATGTCTGGGATGAAGTCTAAACTAACATCGGCCAAAACAGCCAACGACCCTAACAGCCGCATCAATAAATCGCTGCGTGCATGGAACTGCAACTAATGATGGGCCATAACAACAAGCATATAAACGCGCTTTCAAATCGCGACTTATTTGCTATTGAAAAAAAAGAACACAACCTCACGCGCACTCCGTCTGTAGGGCAACTCCTACGAATGGAAATGGTCGAGCATAATCTTAAAAACAAACCAAGTCTAACACAGGTCAAAAAGGCTGAGGCTAAAGAACACGCCGAGGATGATGACAATGAATACGAGATTGAAAACGAAAGCATGGGTGACTTCGTCATAGAAGGTACGTCTCGTAATCGCCGCGCCGCCACTAGGGACTATCGTCGTGCTAAGTAAACTCATGGGCATCAAGCAAAATAAGATGCAAAAGGTTATGCATGAATTTAAGGCTGGTACATTGAATTCATCGTCTGGGCAGAAAGTCAAGAGTCGAAAGCAAGCAATTGCTATTGGAATGTCTGAGGCAGAACAGGCTGCTAAAAGGAAAAAGAAGTAATGGCTATGGATGAAAATATGCTTGGTTCGGAAATGCGTGACCAAGTTAGACGAATTAAAAGCGCAGAACGGCGTAGTGGACGAGCAGCAGCAATGAAGGCTGGTGTTGAAAAAGCACGAGCAGGCAATTCAATTGACTTGGAAGAACTTCTTGCCGAAGAAGCAAAACAGAAAATGCCAAGTCGTTCAACGAGACGCATGGGGTCTGGGCTGTTACAGAATGCTCCAAGGCCTGTAGAACCAACCAAGTCTACTTCTACGTTTACAACTGGTCAACGAACATCCCGTTCTGGTGGTGGAGATTTTGCATATAAAAAATCTGAGCCGACACCAGCAAAAACAATGCAAAACATGACTACGGGTAGTCGTAGTGACATTGCAGCAAAAGGTAAGGCTGCGGCTATGAAGTCCGGTGCATTGAAGCCAAACGCAAGTATGGCTGCTAAAGGTGCCGGAACAATCGCTGCAATCGAAGCGGCTGGCCCAGTCATGGCTGCCGTTAGTGCGCTTGCTGAAGCCGACAAGGCTACTAATTACAAGCGTACAAAGTACAGTGGTAACTTTGGAGGCCCGTCTTTCTCGACTAACCCTTACGCTAGTTCGAGTAAGCCTGCCTATTCCGGACAATCGACGATGTCCAAACTGATGGGTGTTGGAAAGAAAGGAAAGTAATCATGCCAATGGGAATGCCTTACCCGAAAGGGGATATGGCTATGCAAAAAGGGAAGAAGATGTCTATGTCCGAGATGATGGGCGTAGAGAAAAAAATGTCTGGGCCTGAAATGCAAATGAAGGCAAAGGGCAAGGGCAAGAAGTTGCCTCCATTCATGAAGAAGAAATAATGCCAAAAGAAGTAACTCAAAGTACTCCTCAAGGAGAACAACGGGCTGTGCCGTTTAGGCAGTTTGGTCGTATTCTTCAGGCAAACAATGCGTTACGTCAAATGCAGTCCCCATATCGAGTTGGGAATCTAATGAATCCTGCACTGCGACAGAGCCGTTGGGACCAGAGTAATCTCCAAGACGTTTCTGAATCAGAGTAGTAACATCATCAGCCAACTCCCGGGCTTCAGAATGGGGCAACGTATGCCGACCCGATTCGTATGTCAGATACCAAGTAGCCTTGCTAAGGTCTTTGACATACGACTCGGTTGTTTTTTTACCAGCACGTTGTAGGTATTTTAAAGCAAATCCAATAGCCAGCGATACATCCCAATGTTGTGCTACCCACAACGCATCGTGTACTGTTGCACGGTAATGGTTGTATAGTTGATTATTCATCGCCACATAATAGCATATGGAAGAATCTGAAGAACGATTTGGTTTAACACAAACGGGCGGCCTCGCTAGGCTATGCCATGCCAATCTAAACGGTAAAGACTGTGGTCGGTTTGCATTAAAAGGTCGTAATTTTTGTGCGCGTCATGGAGGTCGAACACCATTGGGTCCAGACAATCATTCATTCACAACCGGGCTTGAATCGGTAAACCGCAAACGGTTTGCTGGTATTGGCAAGCAGTTGTTGAATCGTCTGGATGAGTTACGTGATGACCCACAACTGTTCTCCCTAAAGGATGATGCTGCATACATTACGGCTCTTATTGACCGGCGTGCTGAAGCCGCAGAAGAAGGGTTGAGTGTTGAAACGCTCAACCAACTGCGTAGCCTATACCGCGAATGCGCCAGTGCGTTAGAAGATGGCAAGACACAAGACTTTGACAAAGCGTTTGAACAGTTAGGTGGAATCATTAGGCAAGGCATCTCGGATGCAAAAGCAACAGATGAGGTTCTTCACCTTATTGAAAAGCGCGTTGACATCATTGAGGCTGAACAACGTATGACGCAGGTCAAGGCGTACACTCTAGAAGTAGACCAAGCGTACGCTCTGATACAGCAAGTACTGAAAGTGGTTGTTGATTCTGTTCAGGATGTGAACTCACTGCACGCAATCCGAACCGGGGTACAACGCATTCTGCGCGTATACCGTAACGTGGAAGACATTATAGATGTGGAGGTAGTCGATGAAGAAAGTTCAACTGAATACCAAAACGCCACGTAACATGAAAAAGTTTGTCCGCCCTGACAAAGGGTTGGACGTTGCGTTACTCGAGATGTTGGACCAGCAACTTGGTGAACACATTGAGAGTGGTGACTTTAGTAGTTCCGGTGCTTTCCCTATCGATGGGAGTGAACTCCAATATGAGTCGTGGTTACGCGCTTATGTGTCGAATGCTACATCATCTCCTCTGGCTGAACATCATAAACGAGCATGGGAATGGGCAGAAGGAATTGTTGAAGGTAATCCTCCGCCTGCACTGATTGAGTGCTGGTTCCGAGGTGGCGGCAAGTCCACAACAATGGAACTCATTGCTAGTCGCATCGCGGTTAAAGCGTCAAGACGTTTTCTCCTCTACGTCTGTGCTACTCAAGATGCTGCCAACCGTCACGTACAAGACATAGCAACAACAATGGAGCGATGCGGGATTGAACGTGCTGTCAATAAATATGGATTTAGTAAGGGTTGGAACGCAAGCAAACTGAGAACGTCGAATGGATTTAACGTCTTAGCCTTTGGACTTGATACCGGCGCACGCGGTGTAAAACTTGATTACCTTCGTCCTGACTTCATCATCTTTGACGACATCGATGAGTTAGATGACAGTGTCACACGCGTTGACAAAAAAATTGCGACAATCACGCAAACTATCCTTCCAGCAAAGTCTACTGATTGTGCGATTGTATTTGTCCAAAACCGTATTCACGCTAACTCTGTTATGTCCAAGGTATTGAGTGGTGAAGTAGATATGCTTCAACACCGTGTACAGTCACCCATTGTTCCTGCCGTTGAAAACCTAACTTACACTACAGAAGAAAAAGAAGACGGACGCATTGGGTACAAGATTACAGGTGGTACTCCGACGTGGTGCCACAAGTCAATGACAATCTGCCAACGCGAAATAGACGATTACGGACTTATCTCATTCTTGCGAGAGTGCCAACACGAAGTTGGTGTCGGTGGATTGTTCTTCCCTGACTTCAAGGAGTGGGGTCCAGATGGAGAACCATGGCACGTTGTAGATGCTGTTCATGTGCAACCGTGGTGGCGTGTCTGGGCAAGCCATGACTTT